GTTCTGTCCGGCTTGCTGGCGCCAATTTCCTACTTGTACAATTGGTAAATGCCAGCGAAGAGTTGTTGCTCCTATGAATCATTGCGCTACTCATAATAAAACGCATGATGTTTATGGCAAACCTTTCCCTAAAGGACAACAGGGTCAAAAAGTCCTTGTTTCTAAAGAGATGAATGAAAAACTCTCTGAGCAAGGCCCTTCCACTCCGGAAGCGCGACAAGCCGATTCACCTGCTATGTCACCCAACTTCTGTTTAGATAGAGTTGGAATCGTTAAATTGAACGGTAAACCTTGGCATACTTGTCATGCTGTTCTTGGACGCGGTGAATGTACGGCTCATGGTTTTAAAAAGACCACAGATTGGGAAAAACAAGCTTGGGCCTTAAGTTTTAAAGGTACTGATTATCCTATTGACGCAACTTCTGTCAAATTTGTACCTAATGAGGATCGAGCTTTGTTTAAAATTCCCGCCGGATGTGCAATTAAAAGCTTTAAATTAGCTAGTGTCTCAGCTGTAGACAATGCACAAGTCTGGTTTTGTGGAATGATTGATGACCAAGTTAAATGCTCGGGTGGAACTGCAGTGCTGAGTGGGAATCGGTTAAATCTCACTGGAACGCACACTTGCACTACGGAATATGGTTCATCTGGGGGGGCTGTGATTTTGGCCAATAGCCATCACTTGATTGGTGTTCACACTAGTCGTAGTGAAGATGGTGGTCCAAATATTTTTCAGTCCGTCATCGGTGATAACCGTAATGTACTGACTACAAAAAACTAGTGTATAGCACATTGTCTGATCTGGAATTTACTGATTATAGATATCACCCAATTTTACAAGCTCTTCCAGACGTCGATGTGCCTCCACTTTTTAATTCGCACAAATATAATTACCAAATATTTAGTGTGAAATCACCCCCTTTAAATATGTACAAATGGAGGGATTTTGATAAATACTTCCCTTCTGAACCTTCATCGGCTTATTTGCCTGCCCCTAAACGGCCGATGATTCCACATGCCCGAATTCATTTTTATGATATCCCTAATGCATCCATCTGGGACCCAGCCATATATAATGCCGCCGTATATTCTATGCGACAAATGATTTTGCCTAAGTGTTCTAATACGCATGTCCTATCACCTAGTGACTCGTTGAAAGAGATGGAACTAAGCAAAAGCAATGGTCTTTTATGGTCGAATTTCCTGAAGGATGTTGATGGAAAACCCACTAAACAAATAGTTTTTGAAACTTGTCCAGACATGTTCCCCAATTGGTGGGAGCAAGCTGGTAAAGGAAGATTCCCTCTAACTGTAAAATCATCCTATCTGAAACAAGAAATCCTGCTTGCTGAAAAAGCACGAACTTTCAAAACTAGATTATTTATACCTGATGACTTGCTTAACTTGGCTATGCATCAGTCTGTCAGTCATGAGTTTAACAAGAAATTGTATACTCATGCTGTTTTTCCCGAAACCTGGTCCGGTCTGGGCTGGTGTAAATTTTATGGAAATGCTGACAAACTGTACAACATGATGCCAGAAAAAGTCATTGTAGGTGATACATCACAACAAGATGCATCAGAACACGCCAACTTGCTATGGACACACGCTGAGACCATACGGTTGTCATGGGCTAAGTCCCATGATACAATAGAAAACCGTCGTCGACTGGCGTTTGTATATGCTAACATTATATACCCGTTAGTTGTACTCCCTGATGGCACTGCTTACAAGAAACGAAGAGGAAACTGTTCCGGTCAGTTACGAACATCTGCTGATAATACATTCACCATGATAGTAATTTTAAGTTATGACCTTTTAAAGAACGGTTTTTGTCCTCTTGATCACCTTGATATGTTTATTTCAATTATTCAAGGAGATGATCTGCTTGTTAATGCAACTATAACTAGTGCCCGCAGTTTGCAAGAAACCTTTGCCCTGTTTGGGAAAAGATTAAA